GCATTGCTCGTGGACGGTACGCACGTCGCACATCACTATGAGTGACCTGACGGATCTGCTGGAACCGCATCTTGACGTAAGTCCGAAGACGTGCATCAAATCCAGCATCTTCGAACATGTCGATCTTTTGCCACGGTGTATCTGTTGGTGCGGACCAGCCGATTGGTGTTTTGATACCGGGCACTCTTGTTGCGAGGAGACCCTTGGGGGAGTTCTCTGCAAGGTTGCCAAGAGTTTCAGTGACCATCTGTGCGGTTGACCGGCTGGGGCTATCCCACGTCAATGCGCGACTAATTGCATTTGCAACTTGCCGATCAGCCAGCACGAAGTCGCGACCGGCACGGCGAGCATCCAACCATGCACGAACTTGATCCAGCTTCTGTTCCAACACCAGATCATCTGCAACACCCGGCTGGCGCAGCAACATGAAGAAATCGTCATCAGTAACAGCAGAGAGAGGGGTGGCCTCGAGTACGCCAGCACGGTTGATCGTGACTGTGTCGTACAACGGTGGCCGCCAAACCTGTGCAACACCCGTTCGATGCGTGGCAACGGTGAACTTGTCAATAAAACCTTCGTCAGTGGAGAGCCCCTGGACACCAACAAGTTTCTGCGAATACTCGGGGTTGCGATGTGCAGCCAGTACATCTTCAAAGATGTGCTGTTCCATGTCGTCCATGCTGCTGTAAGACAGCCGTGGCGGTATCGAACCGGGAGGCAACGACGCTACGGATAGGTCGTAGACGCTGATGCCGTGGTTGTTGATCATGTCACGGTATGCGGCAGCGTTAGCCGGAGACGAGGGGTTCCGTACCATCGCTGTGGCCATGTCAAACGTGCTGTACTCGGCGTACGACTTGATCCACACCTTTTGCCCGTAGGTGCGGCTCTGTAGACGAGGAGCAATGTTCTTAGCAAAGTACGAAAGGTCTTTGTCAAGCTGCTTGAGCGGACCGTAGACCTTCATGTTCATGACGTTCTGCCAGTGGTCAAGTTCGCTAAGGACGATGTCAGCAACCTTTTGGGCTGTCATGTCGCTTTCGCGCAACGTCTCAAGAACCTTACCAAGCATCCGCATTTGGTCGTTAGGCGAGTCCGTCATCTCATAAGCAAGAGCCATGATCCGGTCGTACTTTGGCTCGGCAAGGAACTCACTAATCACACGTCGAGACAAGTGACTGTCGACTCCATGCCAGAACACGGTCACCTGTTGCGCGTCATCCAATACATCGAAGCCATAGTCGGCCGGGAGGATGCGTGAGAAGTGAGGAAGAATGTGCTTGGCAGTAAGGTCGTCGTTGCCAAGTCGGACGCCGCTCTGATGAACTGCGTTTTCAAACCCGTCGTCGCCTGCTGCGAATGCTTTGCGTTGGCCCCGGAGAGCAACGTACTGCTCTTCCCGCATGTTGCCTTCGGTGTCGGCAACAATTCGGGTTCTCACAACGTCGTTTGACAACTGGATCGGACCTGACTGGGTAGACCCAACAGCCCGCATGATTGTTGAGCCCATCTCGTCGAGCCACCGCTCGGCTGCAGTCAACAAGTCGTCGTGCACACCGCCAAGAGCCATGCGCCGCCACGAGTAACTGTTGCCCAACACAATTGAGTCGATTGCTTGACCGAACAGGAACCGTCGTTCCTCGGTGGGCGACAGGGTCATTCGCCCACGTTCGAGAGCAATAGCGTCTTCGACGTTAGCGGCAATACGCATGTCAGTACCAGCAAGCGTTGACAAACCGCGTTCATAGGCCTGACCGGTGCGAACAAGACCATTCTCAACAAGGTTCATGTGCCACTCAGCGAACCGCTCAAGCTGCTTCTTGGCAGGCGACGCCCAGTCGTAACGATCAAGTTGGCGTGCTACCCAACGTGCACCAGGAGGTAGCGGACCACGCTCAAGGAGTTGGCGATCAGCAAGGTTGAGTTTCTTGAGGACGTCGTCGTAACCCTTTTCGTAGATGAGTTCTTGCAGTTCACGGAAACGGCGTGCGGTACCGATGGCGCGTGCACCAAACTCTTGGGCCAATGCGCCGTAGCCGCCTCGCATCATGAACGAAAACATTTCTTCACCGGCAGCGCGTGGGATGAACCCAATACGCATAAGAACGGCCGGCTTCCACACCTTTGCCTGGAACTGTTCGATAACGGGTGCGTCAACAATGCCCATAATCTTCGCCATGTTCCCGGACCGCATCACACGATTGAGTTCACGGAAGTCGGGCATAGACATGCCGTCAGCCATCTCATCGAGTGCAAGGGCACGGTTTGTCCAGTGGTCGCCAACAAATGCGAGGTCGATGCCGCCGCCTCCGTACGCCTGGCGCACGTTGTTGACAAAGTTCAGGATCATGTCTTCGCCCTCTTTGAGCGAATCCACACCGCTCAGGCGAAGCATGTTCTCCAGATACGACTGGACTGCGGTTCGGCGCAGGTCAGGGCTTGACTGGTAGATCATCATGTTGGCGTAATCGCGTCGCACCCACTGCGGGATGTCTGCAAGAACGCCAATCTCTACAAAGTTGCGAATGTTTTCTGCTGCGTCAGGACCCTCGAGTTGTACCCATGCACCGAACGGTGCCATGGTCGACACCTTTTGCAAGAACTTGCCAACACTTGCTGCACCAGGAATTGCATCACCAACAGCGCGACCAAACAAGCGTGCGTTACGGAAGTCCTCACCCTGCAACGCCTTGTCGTACAACATGTCTCGGGTGATCTTTGCGGCCTTGTCGTCAACAGTGCCAGCCGATGCGTAAATGTCGGTAATTTCATCGACGGTGTCTTTGAGGGTGTTGTCAAACTGTTGGAGTACATCCATGTCGACAACGCGTCCACCACCAAGGTCAAAGTTGCGAAGCGTTGACGGCGGTCGTGTTTGACGGACGGTGGCGATAACGTTGTTCTTGGCGTCGTCAGCAAGTTTGTCGAACTCGTCGGCAGTCGCGCGCATACGGTTGCGAAGGTTGTCAACATGGTTACCGAGCAGTTTGAAACGCAGGTCGCCATGTGTTGCTGTCGGGAACAACTGGTAAAGGCGCTTGGTAGCGAGCGTGTCGCCACCTTTCTCTGCTGCTTCAAGAACCTTGCTGATCAGGTTCTCTTCGGTGCGCACATCGGTAAGGCCGTTTGTAAACGCTCGAAGGTTGCCACTAGCTGTTGCCGTGAAGTCACGCACCGGTGTCGACCGTGAAAGGACAAGCATGTCGGCAGCACCACGACGAGTACCAAACCCTTGAAGAATGGTGGCCATCTGCTGGTTGCCAATGATGTAGTTGTGCAGATGCTCGACGGTGAACTCGCCCGGCTTGATCGTCTTGGCTTCAACAAGATTGCGGTAGTGCTGGGTAACATGGTCGAAGGTTTGCTGGAACGTGGGCGAGTAGCGGCGGGCGTACTCGTAGTTGAACTCGTTGACTGCTTTCGCAAAGTCCTGGTGATATTTCATCACCGACTTTTCGGTAGTAGCGATCTGACGGAACCGGTCCGCGAACACGTCCGGGTCGGTGATCTTCACACCAAATCGTGCACCTTGCCGAATCTTGGCGGCGCGTGAAGCAATAAGGAACGGATCGAGCGCAAGAACGGCAACAGCGTCAACCGAACCGGAAATAATGCGGTGCGACATGCTGCCCTGGTCAAGATTCAACATGTCAGCGATGTCGCGTCCCATGCTGATCTTGCCCTTTTGCAGCACGTCCACGGCTTCCATGAACTGTGGCATCTGAAGCAGGCCGATCATGCCGCTCATAATCGTGCGGTGTGCCTCAGTATTGGGATCGGCAAACCGTTCAGCAAACTTGCCAAGAGCCTCGATCTGAGCGTTTGGAGTGGTCTCGCGGATACCAGCAACCTCACGGGCCATCTGCTGAATCGTGACGTTCTCTGGCAGTTCGATAGCCAGATCGCGTGCCGCATTGATCAACCGAGGATCACCAAGGATTTCGTCAACCCGCTTTAGGGCACCGTTCTCAAAGGTACGTTCGCCGTCACCTGCGGCTTTGAACGCAGTCCACCAGTCCGTCGAGTTTGTGGCGGCTGCGGTACCGGCAGCAGCGATACTGCCACCAACAAGGGCCGTACCACCGATAGTTCCAAGAGTGCTAAGCGCACCACCGGTCAATGCCAACGACAGACCACCAGTCGGAACCGCAGCAAAGAGACCGCCAACGGCAATAGCGGCACCAGCCAACGCAGCGAACTGGGCTTCGGTATCCATCGTTCGGATAGTCCGATACATGCGGGCGGTCTGGTCGCCCACCCAAATCATGCCGTTCAACGCGTCATCAAGCTGAAGCGTTGTAGCCACAGGCTTTACGACACCGAACACCTTGCCAACAGCACCACCGGCAAAGTCAAGAACGTCCTCATACCAGGCGTCCTCTTCATGCTTCGGCCTCTCATAGCCCTGCTGCGACAAAGTCATCTGCTGTGCCGATGTCAACCGGTCAAACACAGCACGCTGCGTTTGGGCTGGCATTGCCTTCAACTGGTCAAACAAACGGCTTGAGGCTTGAATACCGTACGCGGCCGCACCATTGTCCAACAGTTGATCCATTGGCATTGGCGCAGAAACTGCTGACCACAAGGCCGCAGGGTTCTCAGCCATAAACGGGTTGACACGCATCAACGAACGTGCCCGCACGTTCATCTCGTTAGCGTTGTAATAGCTGGCAACCCGCTGCGAAAACTCTTGCAGCGTCGGAATCCCGTTGTTACTCGACCACGTATCAGTCACAAGCCTGCCCTGTCTGCCAACTGCGCCAACGTCGGATCACCCGACTGGCGTGCAATCATCCGCATAAACTCACCCAACGGTGAACGTGCCATCATGCCCAACACCTCAGGACCAGCACCGGGACCACGCGACAAACCAGTAGTCACAGGTTCCATCGGACGATTCGTCGGCGCACCCAACATGCCAACCTTGCCCCGCAACTCGGAAGCAATCGCCGCAAGATTCATACCCTGCTGGGCGGGCTGCTGCTGTGCAGGCTGCTGCACACCTTGGCGTGCCGCCTGAGCAACTACCTGAGGGGTCTGGTTCTTAGGTGCAGGCATTGCCTTCTGCAAACGCTGCTGCTCAACACCAGCCCCATACTGCTGGCCGGGCACCGAGGTAACAGCCATAGCAGGAGCCCCTGCCTGTGTCTTACGGGCGCGCGGCATCTCAGCCTCCCATGACCTGCATCAACTGGCGCATACGACTCACATCGCCAGGAACCTCCACCTGCTGCTGCTCCGGTGCCGGTGCTGTGGGCTGCTGCGCCATCATCTCCGGCGATTGAGCAGCCAAACCGGGCATTGCCTCGGGGCTAGCCATCATGCCTTCAGGAGGAGGTGGCGCAGGAGTTGCCTGCATCTCACGCATGTCCTTATCAGCCTGCTCAACCGCAGCAAAGATGTCCATGCCCTTCACGATGTAGTTCCTGATCTTGACAGCCAAAGTGACCGGAATCTGACCGGACGCCAACTTCTGCAGAATCGACTGCTTCAACGCATCCTCGATCTGCTCCTCCTCAACCAGACTGTTCTCGCTGTCCGGGTCGTCGATCCACGGATGCTTGGCACGGAACGTCTTACGCGAGATCGAACCGGTACCCAACAGCGAACCAAGAATCTGGGTTTGCTGGATCACGTCGGCACCAGCAATGGCATACGACACCGTGTTGTTCGTCGTCTCAATATGTTCCGACGGGGTAAACACCACTTCACCAAGATCGCCAGCCCAACCGGAGAACAGGACGTACTTCTTGTCCGGCCAGTAACCCTTGTAGGTATTGAAGATGGCTTCGTTGAGGTGAGGCATGTATGCCTCGTCAATCTCATGGAGTTCTTGCACGCGCGGGTCGACGGCCATACCGGCAAGGGCGTCGATACCACGACCAGTACGGAGCGCACCGTAGGTTTCGCCACCAAACTGGGGAACCAACCCGGTCGAGGTACGGAAGTTTCGTTCGAGCCGGTCGATCAACTGTGTGGTGCGGATGTCAGGGGTGGAGCGCAACTGGCCGATCTGCTCCACGTCCATGAGCATGTTGACTTCACCCTCACGCCCGTCCTTCCACACGCCGCCCACGATCTGGGGCATGCCGTTCTGCCGGCCGATGGCGAACGTGTCGGGGAAGATCGCTTTCTCCTGGGCGAGAATGTCAAGGGCGGTGAGCTTTGCCTGCAGGTCGACGTTGCCAAGGAGTGAGCCGATGCGGCTGGCGATCTTGCCGAGCGACACGTTGTGCGGTACCACAGCCGGGACAACGCCTGCCTTGTTCGGGTAGGACGGCGACAACTGCATCCATGGGGTTGCGTAGAACCGCTGGTTGATGTGCAGACCGTGGTTGCGGACAGGTCCGACCAAACCCCACAGGGTCTGCTCGGTGTCGTACCACTCCATAACGTCCCATAGTTCAGCGGTGTCGACCGCTGAGACAGGCCCGCCGTTCTCGGAGCGGACCTTGGGGAATCGTGCCCGCAGGTACTCCCCGGAGTGCCGGGTGAGGAAGCACACGTATTCGGGGACACGCAACTGTTCGTTGGCCTGCGGTTCGACGTAGGTGCCAAGCGGGTCACGGACCTCGATCATCGGCAACTCGAGGTCGAAGTTGGGGATGACGACAAGGCTGCCGGTGTAGTAGGCGGACAACTGGCGGTAGAACCGGCGGCGACCAAGGTTCCACTTGGATGCGGAGTAGGTGGCAGCGAGGATGCGGCGGCGCTTGGTGGCGTAGGCACGGGACCGGCGACCAGTGTCCTTTGACGGGTCGATAGCGGCACAGGTGACGGTTGGTCGGACGGAGGCGGCGCGCATGGCCATTTGGTCAACGGCTTCACCAACGAGCATTGGGGTGAGGGGCGGGAGGCTTGGCTCGTCGTCCATTGACGGGATCGGAAGTACCCAGTCGCCGTCGTAACGGTCGAGTACGTCCTTCATTGCCAGAATGGTCGGACCCTGCAATCTTTGCATATCCAGCACAATCTGGACGATTTCGTCAAAGGTTCTCACAACCTTGCTCCTACAGGTAAAACCAGACCGGACTGCCCTCCGAAATATGGTAGACCTTTTCTACGCCATGCGTCTGGATTGGCCATACTAGGATTGGCAACTTTGTAGCGGGAACGCCACAGAATCCACACAAACCATAACGCCATCACACGGTCTTGTCGCAGTTTGTTACCACGCCGGCCTGGCTTCCACGCCTTCAACTGACGGATCAGCTCACCAATCTCGTTGCGGGTCAGGTCGTCTTCTGCCCACGGCAACACAATCTCACCGGACAGGAACGACGACACCATGCTGGCAACACCAATGTTCTCGTCGTACTTGTTCCACCCGGTCAGGTGTTCACGGCACGCAAACCCATGCCAACGGGACAGGTCTTGGAGCCGTTCATCTCGAGCCAGACCACGCTGAAACACCATCGACTCAATCACCACGTCGGAGACACGTCCACCGGAAATGTTGCACCATTCAACCGTCTCACCCAAAGCGGCCATGATCTGCTCGTTCTGCAACAAATTGGAATCTTCACGAATACGTCGAACAATCAACTGGCCCTCAGGGCTGAGTTCGCACGCAATAAGACAGTTGATACCACCCAACGCAGGATCGAGCCCGATGTAGACAACGCTGCCTGCTGAAACCCTGTGCTTCAACGACCGGTTTGGATCAAGCGCAGCCTCAATCGCCTCATCGGAGAACGTGCGCGACGTGTTCGACACGCCCGGTTCCTGCATGTAGTTACGATCCCAAGCATCCTGACCGACCTTGCGGCGCTGACGGTCCAACTGGTCAAGGTTGTACCGTTCGGGCCACAACGCCCGCTGCTCACCGGTCACGGCGTCGGTCATCACAGCTTTGAACCGCATCACTTTGAGGATGCCATCTAGTTCGCCGTCGTTGGCGATGCGTTCGTAGAAGTCGTCTTCGCCTACTCGGGTGCCAGCAATGGTGGTTCGACCGTGTTCACCAGGTCGGGAAAGGGCGTCCTGTCGAAACCATGTTTCGATCTTGTCGGTCTGTGACAGGGTTTTGGTTGACTGAATGTCGTCAATGTGCAAATGATCGGTACGGGTCGACACGATCGACGAACCGAAACCGAGTGCCATGAGCGAGTAGTCACGCTCGTCGTGGGCGGTTTTCTTGAACACGTTGAAATAGGTTGATCCCCACGGTTGGGCAATCTTGCCGTTTGCACCCTGACCCGATTGCGGTTTGAACGGTCCCCAGTCGTTGACGAACTTGGGGAACGGGCCGTCCGGTTCGAGACGGTTCTTGATGCGCGACACAATTTTGGTAGCAATCGTCAGGTTCTCCGAGGCGACGGTGCCACGCCACTCGGGGTCGGTTGCCAGTTTCATGCTGGCATAGTTCTCGTAGGTGGTGGTCTTACCGTGTTCGGGTGGCCACAACGCCATGAGGATGTTGCCGGGTGGCAGTTTCTCTAGTTCCTCGATGTACAGCAGTTGGAACCATGCGAACGACATGTTGAAGTAACTCTGGGCAAACGATGCCGGGGTGCCGTTCCACTGTCCAATGGCAGCATCACGGCCTGCTCGGGCGATGTCGACGTTGGCTGCGAAGTGGGCGTCTCGTTCACGCCACTTCTTGTATGCCGAATGGGTGACCCCAACCTTCTCATGGGCAAGCGCATTGGGGATAGTGCTGCCCTGTTTGATCAGTTCAATGAAGGCAGCTTTGCGTGCCTGCGCCTCAAGGACTGGGGTATGAGGTCGGGAGTTACCTGTTGCGCGACGGGCCACGTTACTCCGAAAGGCCGATGATGGTCACCGTGGGGTTGGCAGACGAGATGAGACGCACAGTGGTTCCTGCGTTACCGGGCTGGGCACCAAGTCGAACACGCTGCTGCGGCAACACTGGAATAAAATCGTTGCCGGCCACGGTCGGGACGGCCGATCCAATCGACACATAGACCACATGGTTGTTGGTGTGTGTCGTATGGTTGACGACCTCGATGACCGACCATGGGCCGGTAAGAGTGTCGTTGGTTGCGGTTGCTGCGGTCAACGTCTGGGTGATGGCCTTGTATGCGCTAGCCATAGGTGGCTCCTTCTGTTAGGCGAGACACATCAGTGTTTCGTCATCGAGTTCAAAGTCAAACACTAGAACAGGCTGAATGGTCTGTGGTGCCTCAACAAACCTTGCCTGCACGACCGGCACTTGTGCAATGACGGTGGTGCGACCGGGTCGGCCACGGACCTTGCCTTGATTGGTTGGTGCAGGGGGTGGCAGTGGTGCAACTGGGATTGTCCAGACGATCGCGTTGTCGCCAATGCCAACTGCGGTTCCTGTGCGTTCCTGGTCCCGACGGTAGACAACAGTTGCAGTACCTTGCCCAACAACTGCTGCTTCTCGTAGCCGAGTAATTGTCCTACTGGCTGTCGCAGTTCCCTGCCCTGTTGCAGTGGCTGTGGCAAAAACAATTCGGCCACCAATAGCCGTTGTCGTACCACTCCCAGCAGCTGTTGCAGCCCTGAGTGCAGTTAGGACAACTGTGGTGGTCTGGTTTGAGGTGCCGTTGGCTGTGCCCGTTCGGGCGATGCCACCACTGCTGAGCAGTGTGAGGAGCATGGTTTAGATCACCATGCAACGCAGGAGGAACGATCCGTTACTAGCAGCTGCGTAAACGTAGTTGATAACTGTGGTGCCATCTTTGTAATAGCCACGGAAACCAAAGTTTCCTGAACCAAGACTGGTGTTGGCCAGTACGGGTGCGGTTGACCAAGGGTCCTGATGGTTTTTGAGGATGTTAAAGATCACCCATCGCAACGGGGTTGAGGAGCCACCGACGCTGGCGTAAATCTTGTCCTTGATCAACACGTATCGGTTATTGATGTTGAACGCATCCGTCGTCGTTACGTTGGGTAGCGCAACCCAACTGTTTGATGGGATGTCGTAGTAGTCGACAGCCGACGAGTTGCCGCCACGCATGCTGTAGAGACGACGCCCATTGATAATGGCGCTTTCGTCAGTCCACTTAGGATCGTCCGAGTCGCGCACCCAAAGCAGCGAACAGCCACCAGCAGCGGCGGCGGCACGGGCAACGGTCGGGGTCAACGTCGTCCACGTATCGGTCGTGATCGAGTACCGGTACATGGTGACTGCGTTGTTGCCGATGAGGTACAGGAAGTTGTCGTTGCCTTCGATGGCGTACACCGAGGTGCTATCAGGTGTTATCGCCCATGCGATGCTGACTGTGACGCTGGTGGCGTCGTTTGCCGAGATTGTTCGGTACTGGCCTGCTCCGGTGCCGGACACGATCCGAACCTGAAAGTTTACCCACTGGTTGACAGTCCATGTCTTGGCACTGTTGACCAACGTGGTTGAGGTACCGCTGGTGGCGGTGCCGGTGGCAAACTCTGCGTAGTCGTCACCAACCCATGACGGGGTGCTGGTAAGGACTGCGTCGGTACCAAACGTGGTCGGCATACCGGTGGTGCTGCACGGGTACCAGGTGTTGAACGCGTAGTCGTACATGCGGAAATCTCGAGCAGCCGACGTGCCGTTCCAGTAGTAGTACCGGGGTGTGAGCAACCGGAACCGGGTGGCACCAGTGAAAGCGGATGCCTGTGTTGGAACGGTGATAGTGGCGTTCGCGCCGGGGGTGCTGGAAACGATGTCAAGTGTGGCTCCAGCGTTGGGGCCTTCAAGGATGTGAATCTTCCAGCCACGCAGGTCACGGTTGATGGTTTGGCCCGTGGTGATCGTGGAGGTGGTGCCACCGCTCCCGACAATGCTGCCGCTGTTTGCACCGGGACCATACGACCACGGGATTGCGCACATTGCGGCACCGGCAGCTTGAGTGGTACCCGAACCGCTTGACTGGATCTGGTGGAATCCGTCCTCTGCCACGTCGTAGAGGTACATCTGGGTTTGGGTGTAGTTGTACAACGCAAGCTGCCGGACGCTGTCGCACATGGCGAAACAAGATGCGGTACCAATACCGGCATTGGGAAGCGGGTTGAGAAGTTCCCACCGCTTCATGTCAAGAATCTTGCGGTTGGCGTTTGTCGTTGTCATGTCAGGTCACCGTGATGTTTCGTCGAAGGGAGTCGGCAGTCAGCGCTGAAAGCGATCGGGCGGGCAGGTCGGCGCGTGTTCCGTTGAAATCGGTGATGGCGCTAACGGTCGATACCGTTGTGACAGTACCGGACGTAATTGATACGGAACCTGTAACGGTCACTGCAGGGGCGGCGTCGAAGATGACACGCATACGGTTCGATGCATCCGGGTATACCCTGCCGATAGAACCTGTGAGTGTGGCAAGAAGAAGCCGGATCGCTTCAAGCTGTTCGGCCATCTCACCGTTAGTGACTACCTCGACCGGCAGACCGGACGACGGGCCGACGTCGGTGGCGGTTCCATCTGCACCGGTAGCAAGTTTGACGCGCTGATAGAGGACACCGCCAATATCATCGGCGGCAACAGTTGCTCCTGTACCTGGGGTGTATCCAACATTGTCAGCCATGATCAGTCCATCGTAAGGGTAAGCGATGTGATCTGGAAGTTATCCCCAGCAACAACGGTGGCTGAGGTGCTAAACGGCCCGATCCACAGGCAGTTGCCACCAGTGGAGTTATCCCACAGGGTGAAGTGGCTGTACGTTTCGCTGGTGCTGACGTTTGTCCATGTGACTGCTGCAGCCGACACCATGCTGCCACCGGACGCAGCGTTGAACGTGACGGCAAGTCGTCCACCGTTCGAGGCGACGTTGCTGGTGCCATCTTCGCCGGGGTCGCCGGTGTGGAGTTGCACATATGTTGCGGCAACGGCGTATGAGACGTTGCGAAACGTGTCGAGCAGCTTGTTTTCTGCGTAGTTGCTGATGCTCATCGAATTCCGTCCTGTTTAGTGTGCGAGTTGGAGGGTCAATCCCATCGGGATTTCAAGCGTGGCCAAATGGGGGACACGGATCGGTGTGATCGGGAGGATCGCCCAGCACACACCACCGGTCGGTTCTGACCACACGGTGATGTGGTCGATGGTCTGGGGGAAACCAGGTACCCCCTGTACTTCCGACCAGATGAGACTGTTCCCTGAGACAAGGTTCGGGCCCTGTTGCGGTAACCATTCAATTTGGATTCGACGGCGATCAATGCAACCACACAGGACACCGTCAGAACCAGGGTCTCCTGCATGAAGTTGCGCCCAAGCTGACGTAGTTTGCTTGAAAACGTTGAGTACATGGGTGCAGAACGCCTCAGAAACCATCGGTTGCCTCGATGGATGGGTCAAGAATCTCACGGACTTGGGTAATTCGGCCGGCCTCGTCACGCACTGGCACCTTGATCCGAGGCTGAGTTGTATACATCTGCAACTGGACGACCAGTTCGGTCAACTTGGACACCTGTGCAGACAGCATGGTCAAAGTTTCCTTGATAGCAAGTCGGTCAGCGAGGGCGGTCAACTGGTCGGCAAGGGCTTTCATCACCTCAAGCTCGTCCGGTTCGTCCTCTTTCTCATCGTCCTCGACCTCGGTGACCTTGGCAACGACAGGTTCGACCGGGAGAGCGCCTTCGGCACGCAGGATTTCCATACCGATGTCCACAACGGAACGTGCCATCACTTCTTCTCCTTCGCCTTCTTGGCCTGCTCGAGCAGACGACGACCCTTCGCAACCGCTGAAGCCTTGTCACCCATATGGTTCCACGCCTCAAGCGACAACTTCAACCGGGTCTTCTTACCATTCTTCACCAACGGACCCGGCGATGACCCCATCCGCACCAGAAACGACCCCTGACGGCGCTTCTCTTCCGGTGTCCGAGCCACCTTGTTGACAGGGGCCTTCAAGGTTCCACCGGTCTGAGCCTTGTACGAGGCGCGCCCCTTCGCGTTCAGACCGCCCTTCGGGTTCTGACCGGCTTTGCGTTGCCATGCTGGTGTCGATGCCATGGGCGCATTGTACGCACTGGTTACCGGGTGTCCGATGATGGCACAAGCCGAAGAATAACATTTGATGGTTCCGACTTACATTCAAGGTTATTGGTGAACACCTTGAAGACACGGTTGGGTTCCTCGTCAATCACGTCTTCGACGATGACCTTGGGGTAGCCCGGCTCAGGTGAGCGGCGATACATGCCCCCAATTTACAGGAATCTATGGCAGTCTGTGTTATTTTTCAGATTACCAACTGCGCATCGCGCACCTATCTGGGAGATACCAATGGCTGAAGGTAAGGGCAAGCCGCAGAGCGCGGGTTCCATGTTCAAGAAGGGCGTCGCCGCCGGGACGAAGCGTCTTGCTAAGTCCGCAAAGGGTGAGGCGTCGCGTGCGAACTCGGAGATGAAGAACATTCGTGCCGGTCAGAAGGCGAATGCCCGTAAGGCGATGAAGGCCGAATACAAGGCCGACAAGATGGGTGCGGCAAAGAAGGCTGCTGCTCCGGCGAAGAAGTCGGCTGTTGCTGCGAAGAAGACGTCGCAGGGTCTTTCTCGTACCCGTCCGGTTCCCACTAAGAGCGGTCCGTCTGCTGGTCGTGCCGCTGCTGTGGCTGCTGGTGCCGCTGGCGCTGCTGGTGCTGGCTATGCGGGTGGCCGGTTCGCTGAGGGCGTGAGCGCAGCGCGTGGGGCTGCAGGTGTTCGTAGCACGGCTGCTCGAGCGTCAAGTGCGGGTGGCCAGGCTCGGATTGCTCGCCTCAACTCGGCGGCAGGTAACGCCTTCGGACGGGCCGGTATCCGTACGGGTATGCGGATGGGTTCTGCTGGACGCCGTCTCGGCAAGTAAACTCTCCCCTGCGTAACAGCCCCTGTAGAACAAGCAACGGTCCCCCTACTGTCTTGTTCTCAGGGGCTGTTGCGCGTCCACACACCCAAACCAAAAATCGGAAAAATTGGAACCCCGGACCTTTCCAGTCACACCCCTGTGATAGAAAGAAAGGAGCCGGGACCACCACCACGCGATCCCGGCTCCACAACCCAACCTCGCCCACACTACCAGAGGGCTGAGCTGCACGAGGACAGGCAGACAGGACGTACCCCAGTTGCACGGGGCGGGTCAGCACACACGGAAACGTGGGTAGACCTCCGCTGCGCCGGGTACGACGACAGGACACGACCCCAACCGCATAAGCCGGAGGGGCAAACAGCAAACAAGCAATACGTCGAACCGTACGCAACGGCCGGGAATCTGGGTGTGGCAACCAGATGGGGGGTTTAGCACCACACCACCACCCACACAACCCAACGTCACCGTCACCACACACAAAACCAGGTCAGGACGGTTACTAGTGGTGACCCGGTCCGGGCACATCCCCCCTGCGGGTTCGTGTGCTTGTCCGTGTGGGACGGGGGCGGGTGGTGTGTCGCCGTTGGCGACGCCCTGACGGTCGGGTTGAGGTCTTGCTGTTCGGCGGTAGGTACGGCTGGCTGGGACAACAGTGGACAACCGAACCGCACGGTTGACCACACGTTGCCCCCAGCCGGCCTCAGCATCGGGTTCGATCGGGTTCTAACGTGCTGGCCTGTGGACAACCCCCCGGATAATGGGGGTTGCCCACAGGTGCAGCAGCACAACACCCGATCTCACCCACTTTCCTCTCTGCCCAACACGTCACACACACAACCCCACCCTCTACCCCACCGGGTCAGGTTGTTGGGGTGGGTTGGCCCCTTGTGTGGTGCGAGTCTGTGGCGGGTGCCCCCCGGTCGGAGGGGCGGGTTCAGGTAGTAGGGATTGTCGGCTTTCATCCCATTGTTGTGTCTCCTTCGGAGGTGACAGCGGGATTGGGGGTGTTTGGTGTTTGTTGTTGTTGTTTCTGTTGGTGAGTTCGTTCGTGGTTGGGTGCGGGCGCCATGGGACGTGGGGTCGGCGTGCCGAGGGTGTGTTGGCTCTGGAATGAGGGGGTCGGCGCTGTCCGTGGTCGTCGGCCACCTTCCGTGGTCACATTGTATATTGTACATTCTGCCAGTTTGTGCCCTTTCTGCCAGTTCGACGGACTAGGCTCGCAGGCGAAGCCCGCAAGACCAACCCGAAAGGAACCCAGCCATGTACCACCCCGACCCGATCGAAGTTCCGACCGACCCGCACGATCTCGCCCGTGCCATCGGCACGCTTGCCGTGTTCGACACGTATCCGAGCATCGAAGACGACGCCGACTACATCGCAACCGCGCTGCCGCCGCTCACCACGCACACCGCACTCGTCGCGTGCACGGTGCCGGTGTTCGGAGGGTCGATCACCACCTACCGGCGAGTCATCCGCAGCGGTGCCCCCCGATGAGCCGCCCCCGTTCCACCACCACCACCAACCCAGCAACCAAGGAGACAGCCACCATGACCACCCACCAGCACCCCGCAGGCTTCGACCTCGAGGACGAGACGACCGCCGCCCTCGCCGCCATCACGGACTACGGCGCACCTCGCAACCTCACCTCATTCGAGCAGGAGGAATGGACGACCGCCGCCGCCGTCCTCGCCCAGTGGACCGACCGCAACGGTTCCCCGTTGATCGCTCGCCCGTTCGACGCACTCGTCTCAGAGCTGCTCGCCGCACAGCCTCAACCCCGAGTCAAGGCGTCGGCACGTGTTGCCCGGATGCTGGCCAGCCTCGTCGCCCGTGGCATCGACGCCGGTGGTGATCGGCTCGCATGGTGCCAGATCGGAGACGACCCCGCCACCGACGCCGTGCTGGCCCATGTGGTGCTGCCCGAGCACAGCCGCACCGCACGCACCGCAGAAACCGCCGTCGTCGTGTGGTACCCCGACGGCGTGTACACGTTCACCGACCCCGACACCGCCGAAATCGTGCGCCTCCCGTCAATGTTCAAAGGTCGCCCCGCCGGTTTCGCTCGCACGTTCCGCACCATCGACGATGGCGACGCCGAATTCAGCCTGCTGCGTTCCGCACTGTGGACGCTGCGCCGCCTCGCCGCCAAGGCGCAGCCGGTCGACGTCGAAGGCGACGAGCCCGAGCAGCCCACCCGCCCGCCGCAGGTCTGCGCAATCTGACGCCAGCCGGCAAGCCCCGATCGAACACCCGTTCGGTCGGGGCAGCCGACTTTTTCGGCAGGCTTCGCCGCCGAAAAGCTCGCTTCGCTCGCAGGTTGGAGCGGCTGCCGCCGCACCCAACCCAACCGCCCGCTGCGCGAGGCGACCCAGGCCGTACGCGTGAAAGCCGGGGATGAGATGCACATGGCTCCTTGCGCCCGTCTTGGCAAGGGGTTGTAGTGGTTTGCAATTTCGAGGGCTTGCTCCGGGATGGAGGAACGCTCCGACAATAAGGTGCTGTTACTCGGCTGTCCTTACAGTGAAATAGCAGTAGTCGGAGAGGTCAGGGTTCGATTCCCTGGTAGCCCACTTTCTATCCGAGCATTTACTGGGGAGTCAAAGATGCGGACACTATTCACGTTTCTCACTTGTGTCAACACATGTGTTGCTGATCATCACAAAGTAATTCGGGGTCCATTGGCCCGCGTCCGTTCGAAGTTGTGGTGGAAAGTCCACGACAACTGCCGTGTCAAGTAACCGACCCC